TCTTTTCCCACTGATTGTGGGATCCCTACCTTCTTAGCAAACGCTGGGTTGTGCGCCACCGCTGCCATAAGATTGTGTTGTTTTTTACTCGTGCTTGGCATTTTTTTTGATCCAACCTTGAACTGTATCAGTTTCCCAGATGCGAATAATTAACCAAACAATTGATAAAGCCGCAGAAACCGAAGGTAATACTTCCATCAATGTTCCCAAGGTGGTAGCGATAGCTATGCCGTCTACTACGTTCTTTGCGTTTTCTGCATGTTGTACCATTTAAACCTCTTCTCTTGTTTCTTTGTACTTATCAGTGTTTTTTTAACAATTCCATGCTTTTAAAGACAGCGCTTTACGCGTTGGTTTTCCTTTTTCATCTTTCATTGCGCCGGGCATACCACTCATTCTTGCACAAAAAGATTTACGTCGAGCCGCATCTTTTTCTGTTTTTGGATGTGGGGCTGGGGGTTTCAGGTTGTGCCCTTCTTTCTTTGCGGAGGCTCGCCCCTTGGCGTTCAGCCCCCCATTCGGATTCTTGCCTTCCTTGCGTTGCCATGCTGGAGACTTAGCCATTTTAAGATCCGTTAGAAATTAACTTACCGGCAATAATAACTCCAGCCGCAATGGTCGTAGCCGTGCTTGTAACCAATTGCCACTGAACATCAGTTTTTTCTGCATACAAAAAGGGATCAGAACTTCTATTTGCTGTATAAATAGATACAAACGGTTGTTGCAAAACATTTAGTTTTACGTTGTTAAGGTTATTAATTGCTTGTACAGAATACGTAACAATGTTGGATGATGTATAGCTATTAGAAGTGTTTACTTCCGCAAAATCCAAATAAAATGAATAGCCTGCAGGGACTGTATAAATGGTACTTTGTGTCTTACCAATTCCTGCATTAATTTGTGCAACAATGTTTGAAACTTGTTTTAAAGTGATAGTACCTACATTAGTGTTTTGACCGGTTCCAGGGGAAACCATTATCATGCTATTAACTCTAAAATAACTGTTAACAGTTGTTACACCTGTAACCCCATTCATTGCTATTATTTCAGAAATTGGTTTAAAGTTAGCATCTAAACCATTAATTAATATGCTTGCTAAAGTGTCATCTGATGCAGAAGAACTTACCAACGTAAGCGTGGAGGCTGTTGTAATGTATGTGTAAGTAGTTGCGTTTTCCCATACTGGGATTTTTGTATTTCCAACCGCGGATTGATAACCAAACAAACTTAGTGTTTGATGACCAAAAATTTGACCGCGAGATACCTGTAAATCAAAAGGCTCCACCTTCGCTTGACGCGTAATGGAATTGATTTGGTTATTAGTACTTGGTATACCGTTTGGGCTTTGTGCCATATTAATCTCCTTAAATCAAGAAATGGGGACCGAAGTCCCCGGGGATTAATTAGTCAAAGTTACCGTAGGGGTAAGTTGTCAATGTACCAATGTTGTTATCAGGCTGTGTATAGCGTAGCGTTACGTTTACTTGTCCTGCAATAGAAGTTGCAGTTAATAGCGCAGTACCAACCAATGCAATTGTTACAACAACTTGAGACAAGTTAGGCTGATTGCCGCCTTGATAAATGTCTGTAGAAGTTGCAGATTGATTACTGATTTGTGTGCCTGTAAAAGTAGCTAGTGATTGACGACCTACAGCGTTTGATGTGATCGCGGCTGTTTGGAAGTAAGCGGCTGTACCGGCTGCAGCTGTGTAGTTGTTGCTTGCTAAGAACTGAACTGAAGTCAGAGAAGCTGTACCGCCAGTTACAGAAAATGCTGTTTGAATATCAAAAAAGATATCGTCTAAATCAGCGCCTGTTGGTAAATAAAATACCGCGCCGCGATAGATGTTAGTAGCTGTATCAGCAGGGATTGTTTGTGCTGTTGGTGTTGCTGTAGCTGATGGAACAAAAACTGTTCCGTTGATGTTAGGAACACCGTTAGAAGCTACAAACTGTCCAGATGCTCCACCGTATGTAGATGAACCAACAGTTGAGTTACCAATATTGATATCAATGTTCTGAACTAATTGTGAATATCCTACGTTACGTAGGGGTCCAAATCTAACGTCGCCTGAAAGAATTGGACCTTCGAATGTGGTGCGTGCCATGACTTTTAATCCTTATGCAAAAGTTACCTTGTTAATCGTTGCATCGTGACCCCTGGGTGGGCTGGCAACAAGGTTTGAATCCCAGATGTGTGATACTATAGCACGGTTTTAACTTGTGTCAAGCGTTATGCCATATAAAGACCCACAAAAACGTAAAGAAGTTAACAAAAAAGCGTCATCTAAGCACTATCAAAACAACAAAGAGTTAACTAAACAAAGAACGAAAAGTAATCGTATTGAATATAAACGTATTTGGGAAGCACATAGACTTGGGCTAGAGTGTGCGGCATGTGGCTTTGCACACCCTGCTGCTATGGATTTTCATCATATAGACCCCAGTAATAAGTTAGGGGCAGTTCATGAATTTGTGCGAAATAAGTCTTGGAAAAAAGCGTATGAGGAGGCAGCTAAATGTATCGTATTATGCGCAAATTGCCACCGAATACACCACTATGAGTTACGTGAAGAAAAGAAAGCTAAGAAATTGCGGGACGGAGATTTAAACTCCGACGGCCCCTTTATCAATGAGGCATCCTAAATGTTAGATCATCCCGCAAAAAATATTACTCGAAATCTACTTCTTGCTCGTCTTCTACAAAGTCATCTTCTACTACAACATCCATAACATCGCCTGTTTCAAACCAAGCATCTTGCTCTTCGTCGTAGTAATACTCAACTCCGGTGTCAAAATCTAACCAGAATAACTCATCGTTTTCTGCATCATATAAATAACCATCGTCATCGTATTCAAATACTTCTTCGTCTTGCTCAATCAAAAAAGCTTCAACTTGCTCTAAAGCTGTTTCAATTGCTTGTGCTAAATCTTCAAGAGTCTCGCCTTTAATAATAACTGTCAACATTTAAATCTCCAAAAAATTAGTACAGCACGGCGCTGTATTCTCATGTTACCCAGTATTTATGACGCTTACAATACAGTAAAAGTTTAATTTTGTGTAGGTATTTTGTTTGATTTTATTAGGTTTTCTTCTTGTGTAATAACTCTTAAGTTCCAAGGCACATGCAACCCACACACTTCTGGCGAAATTAAAGGAATAATATGGTCAACTACATAGCGTTCACCTGTAGCTTTTGTTAATGCTTGCGCTTGAAGATATAAATTGCGCATAGCCAACTTTTGTTCTGGGGTAATCCATTTGGGGGTTGCGTTTTTATGTCTGCGTCTACGAACACTTACAAACGCTTTATAAAGTTCTGGGTTTTGCGCCTTATATTTTTCTCTGTGCATTTTGCGTTGCTCCACAGGTCTTGCAGCCGCCCTAGCAATTACTTGTTCCTTATTACGCTCATAATAATCTTTTTTGGCTTTTTGTCCTGCATCGGATTGGTTGTATTGCTTAAAGTATTCTGCGCGAGTTTCATTACCTTTAGCCCATTCAACCTTTAAACAGTCTACGCACGAACCCTTTGTTTTGCGCAATGCTACATGCCCGTGTTTGCAAGGCTGCCCCGTAAAGTAATACTTAGCACCAGTTTTCTTTGCTTCTTCTCTTGTTGTTGGATAGTCCATATTAACTCCTTTATTACGACACAGGTAATTGTAGCACAAATAAAAAGGGGTCCCTTTTGAGGACCCCTCCGACCGGGAAACTCCCAATCCTATTAGTAAGAACTAAACATTCCAAGAGGGTCAGACCAACCGAAGCTGTAACGCTCTCTTGATTTGTAGCGAACGTTGCCGGTGTCGAAGTCCCCGTCCATTGAATTTTGTAAAGCAATACGCTCAAAGTGCTTCATTCCGTTTGGCACGTCAGTTGTCAAGAACCATGTGTTGGTTGATGTCAAGAAGTGGTTTACGGTGTAGCCTTCAGGAATTGCTCCATTGTTCTTAATAGCGTTAATGTCGTTGTTGTTTGTACCAACGCGCAACTCTGTCTCTAAGAGGCGAGTAGCAACGAACATTAATGATGGTGGAACAATGAGTTTCTTAGGTCTAGCAGCGATCAACAAACCACGCTCATCTGTCCAACCAGCGATTTGAATAACGGCGGCTTCTAATGAAGTCTCGTTCAAATCAGCAGGAGTTGTGAATGTGTTAGCGTTTGTTGCGCCGTTAACTAAGGGGTGTGCTGTGGAGAACAAAGGTTGGTTGTCGCCACCAACAATAGATGCGTTGTATCCATTGTTTAAAGGAGAAGCGGCTTTAACCTGTTTTGTGTACGCCATAGCGCGGGCAAGAGCCTTGGTATAACGTGCTGACAAAGAGTCATACAAGTTATCTTCAATCGCTTCTTCAGTGATTGAGAATCCAAGAGCAATTGTTTCGTGGTTGTAACGAGCTGTCCATGCTTCCTGTGCATTGTCATAAGCAAGAGCGGCGCCCTCGTTTTTAACTGGTGCAGCAGAGAAACCTGAAAGTTTCGTTTCTTCTTCAAAAGAACGCTCAGAGGTTTCTGTTTCGTAAATCTCTTTGTGCTCTTCGCCGTATCTTGCATACTCTAAACCGAACAGAGCGTTCAATCCAGGAAGCAACTCTTTCAATAGTTGTGCGCGTGAAATAGCCATTTATATGCTCCTTAATTAAGCTGCTGTTGCGTTCATGTACGCATGGTAACCAAAGTTCCACTGAACTTGGACTTCTGGATAACCAACAAAAGATATAGCTGATCCTGCTGGGACTGTAACTGAAGCAGACAAAGTAAGTGTTGTGCCACTGATGTTAGTCAATGTCAAAAAGTTACCTGCCAATGCGCCAGTAACGCCTGGAATGATCACCTGCATACCGGGGCTAATAGCTGTATTAGCTGCAGTAATTGTCAATGTTGCGCTAGAAGAAGTTGCTGTACCGCTTGTGGCTGTAACAGTAACTGCTGTGTCTGGAACTACGTTAACAACACGGAAAGGTGCGCTTGAAGTAATACGAGTATTACCTTGTGTACCAGAAGTGATAGCACCACCAGTTAAACCCATTGCTGAGTCACCTGTGTTTGTGTTACCAGAAGCTGATCCACCGTTAGAACCGTTTGTTACCAAGTACATGTTAGACCCAATGAAAGATGGGTTTACATAACCAATAGTAG